TCCTGTAAAAATATATAGGGACACAGAATTTTATGCAGTTTTAACTAATAAGTTTGCTGTGAGGAGATAAACATTATAAGCTTGTATCTTTAAACCCTTTTACATCTTACACCTTTTTTAATTTAAAACACCTAAAATTGTTATTCTTTTATGTAATAATACTGTGTAATTTATATAAATGAAGAATTTAACAAAAAACAGGTTAAATAAAAACAAAACAAAACAAAAAAATAAAACTCGTAAAATAGGTGGTTCTACTATTTATAATGGTTCGGCCGATATGTTAGCAGACCAAATAAAAAAAACAAATGATACTTATGATGGAAAGCCGTTCTTTAGGAAACTTTATCCAAAAAATAAAAAAAGTGATGACACAAGGCATATAGAAAAACAAATAGTAGAAATTCTTATGAACAATCCTCACAAAAATATAGTAACATTTTACGATGTTAATAATAGATATTTGGATATGGAAGAGTTAGATTCGCCACATTCAAACACAGAATTTTATGATAATTTTAAAGATGAAACTCCAATTATAAAAAAGGTAATGATTGAAGTGAAGGACTTTTTACAAAATTTGGGAATAATGTATATTGATTGGAAATTTGATAATATAGCAAAAGGTAAAGATGGCAATTATAAATTATTTGATTTTGATTCTTCTGGAATAGTTGATTTACATACAAATAAATGGAAAGTAAAACCACCAAACTATTGGAGTTTTGTGACTGCGAAAAAAAGACATTGTAAGACGCCAAAAGAAATAGACGACTGGTCTTTTAGATATAACATTTTAGAAGAAGAGGATTTTGTTTGTCCTACAAACGGCGTTTGAAATAAAAAGGCGTAAAATACTTATTATATTATTTATAAATATATTTAAAACTGTCACATTATATTATAGTATAATATTGTTCTCTAGTTGTTTATATTTGTCATGAATAAACTCAAGAAAAATTCGCGGTTTTCATCTTTGGTAGAAAATGGTATACCTAGTAATATTTATAATAAGGATAAAAAATCTACTTTATTGAATGAAGAAAAAACAAAAGCGGATGCTAATTCATTTAAAAATAGTAGATATCATGATAGAACATTCAAAGAGGATAGAAACAAAATAGATGAACGAAGAGTAAAAGATACATTGTCTATAGAAAATTTTCCTGAATTGGTAGCCCCAAAATCTGTTACTTTAAAGAATACGAATATTGACAAAAGTTTTTCCGAAAAATTACAAAGTGTGGTCGAAAACAAAGAAACTGTGGCCTCTATTGAAACCGATTATAAACATTTGCGCCAAGGATGGACTCTTATGAAAAAAGAGAACAATAAAATTACAATTAAATCGAAGGATTTATTTAGTGCAACACAAAATAAAACGGAACGTGATTTAGCAAATGAAGCATTAGATACTTTAGTAGAATTGCACGAAAATAGAACACATAATTATATTGAAATGTGGGGTTATGAACAATGGGAAAAAATGTTTGAATTTCCTAATTATGATTATTCTTATTTTGACAAATTAGATGAATTATATTACGAAGAAATGGCCATAGACGATGAGGAAAGTGAATTTGAAGATGATTATGACGATTCATTCGCCGATTATGATACGTATAATTGATGCTAATTGTGTCGGGTATTGAAATGGGACAAGTATTGAAATGGGACAAGTATTGAAATGAGTTAAATATTGTAATGTATTATATCCGCAAAATATAATATATTATGGATATGGATATAGAATTTAATAAATTAAATGATGATTGGATTAGTAATTTTGAAAAAACAGATAAATTGTACCAAGATTTTTATAAAGATGATGTCTATTATGTGAACCTAAAATATGTGTATATAAATAGAAGTAATGAAATTGAAAAAATAAACCAAGAATCTTTTTTAATGTCAAATCCTAATGTGATAACGAGAGAAGAAATACTTAAAATACTTAAACGGTCGATTAGTATACATGAAACAAATTACTCATTGCTAGCCATTTTAAGATATAATATCAATTTGGATACAACTGATGTGAAAAATTTTATATTACATCCTAACGAATATAGTAACTATTTAAGGGTAATCAAAAATATTGACGCGCTTTCATTTGAAAAAACGATTCATATGTTTCAAGATTTAAATGATTTAATACTAATATTTTATGAAAAATCCAAAGAGCTAAAAGAAGTAAACCCTAATACATGCACAAAAAAGATTTACCTCACCAAAAAAACCGTCGATAAAACGAAAAGACATGATAAAACAGTTAAAAAAAGATATAAAGAATAAGATATAGTATTTATATCATCATAAATGGCTGCACTCGTAAATGCAATAGATAATCATACAATTAGTCAAATTGGAGAAAATGGTCATGTAGAATATGGATGGTCAAATAATATAAGAGAAAAAATAGCACAATTTAATTTTCAATTAAATAGGACCAGCAATAACGGTTTACAGAATCTGCAAGACATTTTAAAGGAATTGCTTTTTTCATTAAAGTACAATATCGAGAAAGGAACTCTTTTGGATAAACAGGTCGCAAAGGGTTACATTTCTATACTTTATAAAATGATTGGACAAACACGCGATATTATTGATGGAAAAGGGGAATATACCTTATCCTATATGATGATTTATACGTGGTTTTCATTTTATCCAGAACTGGCAAAATTCGCTTTGCGTTGTTTCGTTAATTTGGGAGATAAAACTCATCCCTACGGTTCATGGAAAGACATTAAATATTTTTGTGAATATTGTAAAAGTCAAGGAACAGCAAGCACTCATCCCCTCATACAATATGCCGTGAAACTTACAAATCAACAAATAGAGTGTGATTATACGAAATATATTACGTTTTTAGACGATATTTCGTTGGCTGCAAAATGGGTTCCCAGAGAAAAGTCGTCTTTTGGTTGGTTATATCGTGAATTGGCGTGTGATTATTTTAGCGATTATTTATTAACCGCTAATACGAATACGCGTTATATAAAAGCAGTGACTAAATGTAAAACCGAGTATCGTAAGGTACTGACCATGTTAAATAAACATATTGATACTCTTCAAATTAAACAATGTGGACAGAAATGGTCTACTATTGATTTTCACAAGGTGACTTCTGTTTCCATTTATAAACAAAAGAAGGCGTTTTTAAATATTAAAAATAATGGTGAAATTCGCTCTGCTACGAATGATAGAATTGACTGTGCGAGTCATTTTAAAACGTATATTCAAAAATCTATAAACAATGATTCTGATGTAAAGGGTAAACGTGTTGGAATGACGAATTTTACCAAACAAGCTATAAAAATCATAAATAATAATGATATTAATAATGATAATAATCAAATAGAGATTGATTTATTGAATTCTCAATGGCGTAATAATTCTAGTCAGACAGGACAGCTTGGTAAGATGATTGCCATGGTAGATGTTTCTGGTTCTATGGAAGGTGACCCTATGAATGCCGCCATTGCCCTTGGTATAAGAATCGCTGAAAAATCAATTCTTGGAAAGCGTGTCATGACATTTAGTGCCAAACCAAACTGGGTAAATTTAAATGGTTATGACGATTTTGTTTCACAAGTAGATATTATAAAACGTGCTGAATGGGGTATGAATACAAATTTTCACGCTGCATTAGACGCTATTTTAGACGCAATCATCCAGAATAGAATGGCTCCAGAAGATGTGCAGGATTTGGTTCTCGTTATATTATCTGATATGCAAATAGATAGCGGAGATGATAAATGTAACACGCAAGTATTGTATGATACTATGAAGTTAAAATATGAAACCGCTGGTATTCGTGTTCATGGCAAACCGTATAAACCTCCTCACATTTTGTTTTGGAATTTAAGAAGCACCAATGGTTTTCCGACGTTATCCACTCAACGAAATTGTTCGATGATGTCTGGATTTAGTCCAGTACTCTTGAATTTATTTTGTGAACAAGGAATAAATGCTCTACAATCGTGCACGCCTTGGGCTTTATTGGAGAAAAGTTTAGAAAATGCGAGATATAGAATTTTAAGCGATGAACTTGATAAACTAATTATTGCGTAATTTTTGATTTATAAAAATTTAATTATATGGATAATATAATTAAATGAAAATAGCTATGGGTAATATTATTCGTAAAAAAAATGAAGTAGAAGAAGGGGTGTTTATCGAAATGAATAAAAAACTTAAAATTCCATATCCTTTGAAGGAACATTATAACAGCATTATTCCCCTAAATATATTTCAAACATGGGTTTCAAAGAAAGTGCCTCCTTTAATGGCTCAATCGATGCTCCATATAAAAAAAAACAACCCTAGATTTAACTATTTTTTATTCGACGACAATGATTGCCGTGAATTTATCCGAACGCATTTCAAACCAGATGTACTGGATGCGTATGACCGTTTGATTCCTGGGGCCTACAAAGCCGATTTGTGGAGATATTGCATCTTATTTATAAAAGGTGGTATTTATTTAGATATTAAATACAGACCATTAAATGGGTTCAAATTTATTAATTTGACCGAAAGTGAGCATTTCGTATATGATACAAATGGTGTAGATATATATAATGCGCTTATGGTTTGCCTCCCAGGAAATCAAATATTATTTCAATCAATACGTAGGATTGTGGAAAATGTTAAAAACAAATTTTATGGCAATAGTTTCTTAGAGCCTACAGGACCAAAATTATTAACGAATTTCATTTCTGCCAACCATGCAAACGTTGATTTAAAACACAAAGAACTTAACAACAACATTAATTATAGGATTATTTATTTTCATGATATACCCATTTTAAAAAGTTACAATGGTCATGCTACAGAGAGGGATAAATATTCGAGGAAAAAACATTATTCTATTTTATGGCAGGAAAGAAGGGTTTATTTGTAAATGCGTCTCTCGTTCCACAATTTGTCATACCTTTTGGTATTATTTTTATTATTTTGCACAGTTCTCTCGTTATCATATTCAGGATATTCGGTTGATATAATGAATCTGTTTTTATATATTATGTAGCCACCGCCTTCATAATGTATCATATCAACATTCACGCCTATTCTATTCTTCATAATAACTAGACCCATCATTTCGGGACCTGTTGGAGATAAAGGCGTTTTGCCATAATAATTATTTTTGACATTTTCGACAATTTGCCGAATACATTTGAATAAAAACATGTTTCCCTTTCTACTTGATAATAATGCATTGTATATGGAATTGGGAACTCTATCTTTTACAAAGTGTTCATGCTCAGTGAGTTCAATTAATTTAAACCCATTTACACAGCAAAATTTAATATCCATATAAATTCCACCATGGATAAAAAGGACACATAGGCGCCACAAATCGGCTTTGTAGGCCCCAGGAATCAAACGGTCATACGCATCCAGTACATCTGGTTTGAAATGCGTTCGGATAAATTCACGACAATCATTGTCGTCGAATAAATGATGATTGAAACGCGGATTTTGTGCTTTTAATAATTCTACTCTTTCTCTCATTTTTGCAGGTAATTCTTTGGTGTACCAAGTTTGATAAATATCGAGTGGTATAACACTATTATAGTTTTCTTTAAAAAAAGTGTATGGTTGATTGTAAAGCAAGAGTTTATTTATTTTATTCGTATTTTTCTTGTTTTCTAGTATTTTTAGCATTACAGTAATTATATATAAATATATATATTATATTTATATTCTATATGCTAGTTAACAAAATCGAACATCAGCGAAAAGTAAAGGATCTAAAAGAGAAACTCGAACAAAAGATAGAAGAAAACAACAAGATTATCCTTTACAAAAAGAAATTAATGCGGACTTTTCAATTAAAAAACAGTTATGATAGTGTCATTCCTTTACATTTATACACCTGTTGGCATACAAAGGATTTACCGCCATTAATGAAAGCAAATTTTGATTTTTTAGTAGAGAGTAACCCCAAAATTTCATTTCATTTATACGATGAAAATGATTGTCATGAATTTATTAGGACACATTTTAAACCAGATGTGCTGGATGCTTATGAACGATTGATTCCTTGCTCTTATAAATCAGATTTGTGGCGTTATTGCGTACTATTTATCCATGGCGGAATTTATATGGATATTAAATTTAAATGTATTAACAATTTTAAATTCATTGCGTTAACTGAAAGTGAACATTTTGTGCGAGATATAGACCCTCCCGCAGGAACACTTACTGGTCTAATGGTTTGTAAACCTGGTAACACCATTTTATTTCGTTGCATACGAAGAATCGTCGATAATGTTAACAAAAACTTTTATGGTGCAAATGCATTATGTCCTACAGGCCCTGCATTACTAGGTGAATATTTCACGAAAACTCAGAAAAACCAAATGAATATGTACTTTGAAAACACATTTGCATATGGCAGAGATAACTTTTACATAGTGTATAATGATGGTGAAAAGGAAACAATCATTTTAAAAATATATGATGAATATAGAGCTGAACAAAGGGTGTGTCAAAAACACGCATATTACGCGGATTTATGGAATGAAAAAAACATATACAAATAATTATTTGTAAAAGGGTTTATAAATAATTGGCGTTTAAAAGGGTAATTTTTTACTTACGGCGTTTGTATGACTTTGCACGATGATTCGATTTTCTAGTTTTGCGGTGTTTTCTAGTTTTGTTTTGTTTTCTTGTATAGCGTCTTTTTTTACCACCAGCAGGAGGAGTTGTTTCTTTTAAAAAAAGAATGGTACCGTTTCTATAACATTGAAAAGAGCCATTAACCAAGTTAGAACTTCCTTCACCAGAAATTTTGGTACCATCTGGTTTTGTTAATGTATAATAAACACTACCGCGATCTCCTGAGGAAATTTCACTAATAGTCCCTGTTTGTATTTTATTAATATCTGTTTTATTAATATAAAATTTATATTTATCTGGTTTTGCGGCGTTGCCTGCTATTCCGCTAGCAACCTTTACAGGTGTGATATACATCCTATCAATAAATCTTATCTTTTCTCCTGGTTTTTTAAGATAACCATTACTATCATAAGACGGAAAACAAGTTACTTCGTAATTCTTGTCATAAGAAGTAGAAAACATATTCATTATTATAATATATATGAATATTTTGTTGTATATTATATTTGTCGTATTTCGCTAAATATTAGGACGTGAACAAAACATCGCGACTTATCATTATTCTTGCACCGTTATTCTTCCGTGCCATTTGATGGAATGCACGATGTTCACAATCTTCATATCGACCTTTTACATGACCATAATCTTTATAAACTAACCCTTTCGAACGTTGGGCGATTGCATGTGATTTAATAAACTCACGTGGAAATAAATCGGCTCGAATTCTGCCATCATAGTACGTATTTAAAAATTTACTTGTTCTATATAGAGAGAAACCATTGAAGGATGAAATACAAGGTAAAAGTTGTCCAGGTTTTAACATTTTCAATTTAAGCATAATGTATTCTCTAATCACACTATGATAATGGTAATTGTTTTGAAAATGATTGTAGCTGAAACAAAATGGCCATATAGATAACGCCCAAATATCGTAATAGTGTGGACTCGTATTAAAAGACAAACCATCCCAGTCTTCTCTCATTAAACTTCTTCTGAGAGGCTCCACATTTATATTTTTACAATTAACGTCATCAAAGTCCATCATTATAAAGTAGGGATACGTATCTTTATTCTCTCTAACGTAATTCAAACAGTGATTTCGCGCAATAGCTATTCTATGTGTTCTAAATTTTGATAATGGTTTTTGATTTACATAAAAGAGTAAACGAGGGTTTTTACGTTGATATTCTTTTAATAAATGTAATGTATTGTCATTTGATGCATCATAATAAATGACTATTTTATAATCGTCAAAGAGAGACCCTATTTTTTCTATGTTTTCAAAAACCTTTGTTAAATATGGTCCACAATTTTTAACAGGTCCACATATACAACAATTCATATAATGTATATTTTTATTTAAAATTGAAAAACAAAACTGCAATTTGTATTTATTACAAAACACATAAAATTACAAACAGATAAACTATAAAACACACAGAATGTTAACAGTTGTAACCAGCAGATTTAACAATGAAACACGTGATACGAATTATGCTTATCGAAAAAAACACGGTTTCGCATGCATGTATTGCACACCCTTAGAATTATCGCCGCATATTTTATACAATACACCTGTATTCGTTATTGAAATGAACAATTTCACGAATAAAATAGAAGGAATTGGACTCATAAGAAACAAACCAGAAACCAAAAAATATTACAAAGTTCATTCGGATAGTAATACGAATAGATATACTTATATTGGGGATTATTTTATAGACCGTGAAACAATGGATGATTATAATTCACCCTTTGTTTATGCTCTGGAAGAAATATTATTTAAAGGATATACTCATTCCAAAAGAGGAACAGGTTTAACTAGATTTCCCACCAAATTTCTAAAATTAAATATAGAGAATACAGGCATAGACATTGTGAAAGAAATAAAAGAATTATTTGTATATCATTTCAGAGATAAATTGAGACACCATAAAGACGCTGATGATGGTGGCGCAACTATGGAAGAAAAATGACGAATCAACACTACTGAAAAAAACGCACCGAAAAAAGAGCACTAATATTATTTGCTGTTTTTTTATTAAAAACAAATATATAATAACTCTAATATGACAGATTTTGACACAAATGTTTCTAATTATACTTTATCCGAATTATTAACTATCGTTGAAATTGACAATGAACATACGAATTATGATGACATATTAGATAAAACAAACCATTTAATTAAGAAATTTAAAGTGAAAAACCCTATTTTATCCAATTTTTTTAAAGAGGTTCAAATACAGTTATTGCAATATGCAGAAGATTTGGAAGCGGAATCAGATGATGATACAAGTGGGAAAATCGTTGTCGAGCCCAGGGGGTCTTCGGTAGAGGGTTTCGGCAATATGAGTAATGAAGCAATATACAGTGCTGCTGAAAAACAGATTAGTGATTGGTATGAAAACGAAAATCTTACCCAGAGTGACCAAAACCAGGAAAATAAAATTACCCAACGAAAACAAAAAATAGGCGTTTTTGGGAATCAACATGCGCCTATGAAACGTGATCAAATTGCGACAACAGACACGTTTACTTTACCTGTAAAACAAGATTCTTTGAACCCAAATTTAAAAAATACCATTACTCGGTTTGTGAACTTAGATAGTCAATTTAGACAATATACAAGTGGAGTAGAATCTAGTTCAACAAATTATACATTTGACCTTTCAGATACATTAAAAAACGCCCTAAGTTTAAGTTTATATTCCTATCAGATACCGTTTAGCTGGTATGTCATTGATGAAGCGTATGGAAATACTTGTTTTTGGGTCGTTGACACCAGTTCAAACAATACGATTCCAGTGTCTGTTCCATCCGGTAATTATAGTCAAACCGGTTTTCAGACGCAGCTAAATACGTCGTTTCAAAATGCGGGGTTTTCCACACCAGCGGTTTCCGGTTATGTGGAAGCGAATAATCCAGTGTATTATAATTCAAATAACGGTAAAATTACCCTATTTTTATATGACGGTTCCTATAATGACCCAGAAGGTGTGTTAACGTCGTTTACGATTACAAGTGAAACGTCTATTGTATTTTATGATTTTACTGGAATTTTACAATGTAACGTGAGTTGCGCTAGCAATATAAATCACTATTTTAATAACACGTTAGGCTGGATAATGGGTTATAAATTACCGTATATAAATATTGATCCTAGTGGCAATACTGCTTCTTCTGTACTGGATTTAAATGGTACAAAATATTTGATACTTGTTTTAGATGATTACAATCAAAACCACGTTAATAATAGTTTGGTGTCTATTTCACAATATTCCAATAACTTAAAAATACCTTCTTATTATTCACCTGATTTACCATATACATGTTTAACACCTGATCAACAAGGCAATAATTTAAAGGCGCTTGTGGATAGTGTTGTTTTACAGTCGGTGTTTGATAATCAAACCGTGAATGCTCAAAATGGGCTATTAATTGCTGGAAAATATGAGGACGACTATTCCGCCACGCAAATAGTTTTGCCTAGTGCACCACGGACGCTAACACGCGCTCAAATTTATACCATTAATGAAATAAATAAAAACAATAATAACTTGACAAATTATTTGGCAAAAGCGCCAACATCTTCGGATATTCTTGCTATTATACCAGTGAAAACATCTACTGGGGTGCCTACCGGGTCTTTATTAGTAGAATTTAGTGGTTCTTTACAAGATAATACCAGAGTATATTTTGGGCCTGTAAATATAGAACGAATGGCCATTAAATTATTAGACGATAAAGGAAATGTTTTGAATTTAAATGGCAATGACTGGTGCTGCACTTTTGTATGCGAATGTTTATATCAATACTAAGGATTGCGATAATTATATCACCATATTATATGAATATATTAACGGAATTATTTAATAAAATTGGGATGTTCGGTCCTGTAATATTATATTTTTGTTCTATTCATCTTTTATGGAATCGTCAACATTTATTTTTTTACTACAACATTGGGTTTTTTGTGAATGCGCTTTTAAATTTAATTATAAAGGGCCTAATACAAGAACCTAGACCGTCAGAAGACCCCAGAACGTTTCATTTAGCGTTAACACATGGGAAACGCTTTTTGTTTAAAGATGGTATGCCACACGATATATTTGGTATGCCATCTGGACATGCACAGTCATCGCTTTTTTCCACCATGTTTATTTATCTCTCTTTCCGGAAACAGAAATTGTTGTGTGGTTATTTACTGGTGTCTTTTTTGACTATGATTCAACGTGTCGTATACAAACATCACACCATTTTACAAGTTATAATGGGTTCGATAGTTGGTTGCGGGTTTGGATATTTTGTATACTTCTTAGCAAGAGAGAAAATAAAAGGACACATTACAGAGAAAGCCGACGATTATGGACCTTTATAATACATATTGTAAAAAATGTTGTTAAAAATATAGATATAAAAATTTGTTATCATTAGTTATATAAAATGATAACGAATTGTTTAATTATCAATTTAGATACTAGAAAGGACCTGTGGGATAATTTAGAAAATTTTAGAAATACCTGGACCAAAGAAAATAAAATAGTGCAACGTATTCCAGGGGTTGTTTTACAAGACGGAAACAATCTACTATTGCAATTAGTAGCCGCAAATAGAATTAACATAAATGGAACTGGATTTAGAAAAAATAAGGCATCGTTTTTCGGAGAAATTGGTTGCTTTATGGGTCACTATAATTGTTGGAAATATATAGTAGATAATAATTTGAACAGTTGTCTAATACTGGAAGATGGGGTGGAGTTTTTACGCGATGATTTTGCAAATCTGAAAATAAACAAAAACTTCATATCTTATTCATCAATGAAGAAATGAATAGATTTGATGCAAATAAAAATTTGGTAGGTTATGGTTTACAGGGCTACGTTGTTACAAAAAAAGGTGCTGCTTTATTACTAAACAAGTGTCAATCGATGGTAATTCCCATAGATTTACAAATACGTCATTTATGTAACACAAAGGAATTAGTCGCGTCTGTCTTGTCTACTCCATATGTTAAACGTAATAATAGTAGGATGTCTTCTATTGATAATTCAGTAACCAATATGGATAATCTAAATGAAAAACAAGATACAAATAGCATATTACAAAGATTGCTTATAAATTTAAGAAAAAACAATATAAATTTGGATGACTATATATAATGTAAAAATAGCTAATACAGTTTTACATTATACTTTCTTCACATGATACACGATGTCCTAAATAATACAAGTGGTCGTCCGTGTTTGTTTTAATTAGACTATATTGGTCGGCGCATGTAGGGTCTTCGCAGTTGGTTTCGCTACACATGGTTAGTTTACCATCGACATCTTCAAAAATCTCTCTACAACTGTGATAATAACCGAAACCATCTGTTGGAGGAACATGAGGAACCATATCTTTATTGTGGGTTATTCTATAATATTCACTTATAATTGTGTTGACAAAGGGTGCGTATATATTGTCTCCGACGCGTGGTTGCCCAAAATTGTACAATTTTGTCTTTATACCATTTCTCTCCAATTCCATAGCGAGTAATTGTCCGCAAGAAGCACCGTATGAATGACCTGTAACTATAACAGAATACGTTGGATATATGTTTTGCAAGGTTTTTACCGCACTGATGGTATGGTTACTCACCCCTAGAGCTGAGTGATAAAACCCATTATGCACCTTACAATCACATTGTGGATATGTAGTGTATTCAACCTTTCTGACTTCTAAATCGTCTAGCCAATTCATTTTTGAGGAAGACCCTCTTATTACGACATATATTGATTTGGTAGAGGATAGAATACCTATAAAACCTTGTAAGTCGGTCTTACTATCATATAAAGTATCCTTATATACAAAATTGGTTGCAGGACCACTTAGTCGCATTGTTTCATATTTTTCTTTTCCGCAATAAGCCGCACCGCTTAACCATACGCTAGTGTTTAATTGCTCCAGGTCAAATTGTCTCGAATTCGCAAAATATAGGAATGATGACACACAAAAAAATAGTGTGGTAAACATTTACAGTATATAGTTAAATTATCTGTATATATTTATTATTGTTTTATTGTATTTATTGTTGTATTTATATTTTCTATTTCTTTTGCGAACCTTTTAGATTCTATGTAATGATTCGTGAGTCTAGCTTTTGCTATTTCTTTTTTTATTTCTTTAAATCTATAAAATAACTTATCAAGATTCTCTTCAATTAGCTCTATTTCTGTGAAATTTTTATTCATAATGTACTCGTTATTTACATTTTTATAATAATTTTTTTGTAAGATTTGTTCGCTTTTCTGAAAATCAAATTTGAATTTATAGAATTTCTCTCCGATTGTTGCGCAAAATTCCTTCATAACTTGCGTTAGTTCTTCTTCACTGTCGTCTTGATTTATAATAATTTGGTCATCCAGATTATTAAATAGTGGAGTACTTTTTATTGAACGCGACATGTATTGATATGTGTATATATTTTAAAATTTACTTATTTTTTTTAAGCTGGTCGAGAATCAATTTTATTATTTATAAACTAATTGTCAAATTATAAAATATTGCATTATATAAATGGTCTGTACACGAGATTTTAGTTATCAAAATTCTTATGGATCTCAACCTGTTACGACTGTTTTACATAGATGTTTAAAAAATAAGGGTTACTTACCTAGTTTTACACCAGTGATTTCGACTCTCTCGGTAACAAACAGTACAAAGGGGTTCTATTCTCGTGTTTATATCAATGGTTCAAATTTTATTCCACCTTGTAATGGCGGTGTTACATATGTAAATTTTGGTTCTTTTAAAAATTTACCAATCACCTTTTACAGCTCATTTAATATATCTTTTGTTGTTCCGTTAAACGCACCAATTGGTAATTATAATGTGGTCGTTGTAAATGTGTATAATAATAATTTTAGTCCAAGTGTGCAGCAGAATTATAGAGGTAATCCAAATTATTCAAATTCTCTCACTTATACAATAAAATAAAAATTATATATATTAAAATATATATATGAAGTATTTCTATCTATATATTTTTATAATTGGGTGCATTCTTTTTGCAGTTTCTTATTACAATACGATTACGAATAGTCATATAGAGTCGTTCAATGCTGAAAAACAAAAATTTATTTTATTAGGTGATAGTATTTTTAAAAATGACGCCTACGTGTCAGATGGCCAAAGTGTAGATGAAATACTTAAAAATAGAACAAATGGTAAAACTCTTTGTTTAGCTGCTGACCATTCGAAAATTGTAGATGTATATGAACAAATTGGCAATATTCCAGATTCGTTGAATACTAACTTAACAACCGTTTTTCTCTCGGTTGGCGGGAATGATATATTGACACATTATGTTGATAAAGAGAATGATAATACAGATACAAGTATTTTAACTGTTATGTTATCATCGTATAAGAAAGTCATACAAAATATTCGAGATAAACTTCCAAAAGCAAATATTGTTGTTTTAGATATTTATTATCCTGAAAATATGAAATATAAACAATATCATTCAATCATAAATGAATGGAATACAATGCTCTATAACTATGCTGGTGAACCAAAAAATCGAATAAATGGTATTTTTAAAATTAGTAGTATTTTAACTCAACCAGAAGATTTTTCGTTTGGTATAGAACCTTCTGCAATAGGAAGTAAAAAAATGGTAGAATCAATTTTGACTAGTTATTGAAGTAGGTAAAACACGATGGATTCTCTACATAGTGTAGAGAATTGTTGCATTTTAGCACCCAAAATAGTTCCTTCATATGAAGAGACCGATGATGATTTTTTGTTGGGAAAAGTATTTTGAAAAATCGATTTTGGACATTTTTTTTGTCCATTTTTGAAAATCCAAAATATTTTATGGTAAAAAACGTGTTTTGTGACCATAATTGATTTTTATGGTCTGGGCGCTGAAAAAAAATTTTTCAATTTGTGACGATAAATTTTTTTATTTTTGCGTAAAAAAACTTTAAGTTTTTTTAGGTTTCCAATATATGGAAATTAAGGAAATAAAAAAACTTAAAAAAAACTTACCGAGATTTTTTTGTGAATATTGTGACTTTAAATGCTATATGAAAGTTGATTGGACTAGACATACCAACACACCTAAACATTTAACATGCTGTGGTGGAAATGGGTTGGAAATCAAAAAACTTAAAAAAACTTACTTTTGTAGTTGTGGCAAAAGTTTCGCGACAAACTCTGGATTATGGAAACACAAAAAAATTTGTCTTGAAATTACGTGCGAACTTGAAAAAGAAGACAAAATTCAATTGTATAATAATGAAATTATTGATAAAGAAGTAACAGATAAAGAACTTATAATGATGTTGATAAAACAAAATAGTGAACTATTGGAAGTATTAAAAAATGGAACAAATAATAATTCAAATAATACAAACTCTAATAATAAAACTTTTAATTTGCAATTTTTTTTAAATGAAACGTGTAAGGATGCTATGAACATAATGGATTTTGTAGATTCTATAAAGTTACAATTGTCAGATTTAGAAAATGTGGGTAAATTAGGTTATGTGGAAGGCATATCTAATATTATTACAACAAATTTAAAAGCATTAGACATAACACAAAGACCTATTCATTGCACCGATAAAAAGAGAGAAACCATTTATATTAAAGATGAAAACAAATGGGAAAAGGAAGATGATGAAAATAAAAAATTGCGAAAAGTAATTAAGAGGGTGACGACTAAGAATCAAATGTTACTGCAAAAATTCAAAGAAACATATCCTGATTATAGAAAAGCTTCCTCCAAATATTCAGACCAATATAACAAGATAATAATAGAATCAATGGGAGGAGCTGGTGATAATGATGCTGAGAAAGAGGATAAAATTATTAGGAAGATAACACATGCAACTACAATAGATAAAGAAGAACTAAAATAAATGACAGTCGTAATAGATATTTGTGTGAACTTAAATGTTCAAATGTTCAAATATAAAATATCTCTCTTTATTATAAATGGAAAAAGGTTTGTGTTATGTTCCAGTATCAATAGGCGAATTGTATGATAAATATACTATTTTACAAATTAAAGAAGAAAGAATATCAAATGAAAGTAAATTAGTTATGGTAAAAAAAGAATTGGATTATTTAAAAACATATGTAGACAAATTTAATTTGGATGAATTATTGATAAAGGAGATTAAAGAAATAAATGAACAATTATGGGATATTGAAGATAAAATAAGAGATAAAGAGAGAGCAAAAAAGTTTGACCACGAATTTATAGATTTAGCAAGGCAAGTCTATATAACAAATGATAAAAGAAGCGAAGTTAAAAACAAAATTAATTTAGCATTAAATTCGGAACTAACGGATATAAAAAGTTATGCAAAATATTAGGATAAATATATAAATATAAACTAGTATATATTTATATATGAGCAAAGAGGTTGTAAGTATTTACAAAACTATCGATAAACACGTGAAAAATCTGGAATATGAAAATGCAATAGAAAATTATAATAAAATCATTGAATTAAATCCTCCGGATATAAACAAGTATTATAAAGAATTAGGTGAATTATATGAGAAACAAAATATGATTTACAAAGCGGTAGAGTGTTATGTTAAATTTTTAAAAACTGAAACGAATATTTCTAATATTGGTGTATTAACAAACCAAATAGGTACGTGTTATTTTAATATACAACAATTTAAATTGGCAATCCATTATTTTAAAAAGGTTTTATTGATAAAGGAAATACCAGATGTCTATGTAAATATAGGTTTATCTTATATTGCTATGCATAATTATACAGATGCAGAAACAAATTTGTTACGAGCATATGAATTAGATAAGGGTAATACTAGAGCAACAAGTTCATTAGGTGATATATACTATTATACTAAAAAATATAACAAATCGTTAGAATTTTATAAGAAACATAAAATACCAAAGGACGATCATGTGCATTTATATAATTTATCATTCACTTATTTAGCAATGAAAGAGTTTAAACTTGGTTTTGATTTGTATGAAAATAGATTACGATTTAATAATATTAACAAACAGACAGGAGTGAAAGACCGATTAGATATACCATTAGAATACTGGAATGGAGTTGATAAATGTAACCGTTTATTAATAGTAGCAGAACAAGGATTAGGAGATAATATGCAGTATTATAGGTTTGTTATTGAATTGTCTGAGAAATACCCAGATATGAAAGTAACTTTTTTTTGCAAACAAGAGTTAGCACATTTATTTAAAATATATAATAACATTCAAATTGTTAAAAGTTTGACGCCGTTGCATTTTGTGAATTATGAATTCAAACTATATATCATGTCTCTACCAAAAATATTAAATTTGACACATATTGTTCCAAATAGTATAAATTATATCAATGTGGATGAAAGCAAGCTTCAACTTTGGAAAGAGAAAACATCGCATTTTAAAAAGTATAAGGTTGGATTTGTGTATAATGGTTTGTTATCTTCGTTTATAGAAAAATACATACCTCTAAAAAAATTTCAATTATTATGTGATTTGGATATAGATTTGATATGTATACATAGAAAAACAGATATTGAAAAGGACTTGAATGACATAGAGTTTAAAGAACATATTCACTATTTCGACATTGATAAAGAAAAGCCATTTGAAGATACAATTCATTTATTGCAAAATTTAGATTTGTTAATAACAATTGATACATTTATAGTGCATTTGGCAGGTATTTTGAATGTTAAAACATGGTTGTTGTTAGGAAAATCTGAATGGAGATGGTCGGATGACCCAAATAAGACATATTGGTATGATTCAGTAGAATTGATAAGAACAAATGAAAATGAAGAACTAAGTGATTTGTTAAAAGTTGTTAAAAATAAATTAACTGATTTATTAGAGTCTTTAGTTATTTCACCCGATAATACATAAGAAGCTGATAACTCTTCGTAAAATTCCATTCTAAAGGTGTGCCGTCATAATCATTCGTGCCTTCGAATTGCCAATTAACATTACTATTCATTTTATGTTTCCATTCTAAAGGAACGAGACGGTGAAAGCTCATACCATCATATCCCATTTCTTTACCTTCGCATGTAATCGTTGTGCAAAAATGTTGTTTAGAAATATCTCTCACTACCGCGCTATCTATTTGATATTTACCATCGTTTACTATAAAAGAGAGAGGTTTGTTGTCGAATTCTCCAGCCATTTCATCATATACTTCGAGCACAATGATATGAGGTAAATGTTCCATTTTTTGAACAGATTCTACAATTTTGTCTTTCCATTTACTAGTAGCATCTCTAATGAATAATATTTGAACTGAACTGTTGTTTAAATAATTGATAATACTAGTGTAATATAATAGTGGATTACCAGCTTCATCTATATCAACAATATAAGGATATTTATTCTTGAATGATTTTGGAATACCCTTATATAATAAATGTATAATACTGTTTGTGTTTAATTTATAAGCATATTCATTGCCAGTAAGACATGCGTCTATTCCAAAATTTAATAGAGCAAACGCGTTTCGTAATTTGTCTGGTATAACAGAGCCGTCCTTTTGTTTACCTTCTATCATGAGTTGGCGTAAAAAATGGAAAAATTTGCGACCTTTATCACTCACGAAAAAAGTGACAAACATCGCGTTAAACCAACAATTCGATTGCGATTGTATTGGAGGGATTATTTTTGAAATATCAATATGTTTATCAGCTGCTAAATTTTTTAATAGAAATCGTTTTGCTTCTGGCATGTAGTAATAAAAACATTTCTTATCATACAATGATCCTGCTATTCCAATTTGTAATGGCTCTTTTAGATTATATGCTGCCTCAATGTTACAATCTAGTAATTCTTTTCGCGGAATAGATTTTAATGTGACTAATTCATTGTTAATGGTTGGCGTGTACGAATGTGATTTAATTTTACCAGCGATTCTATCACTCATTTTACGGACCTTAAGTGAAGTTTTACTAGGTATTATTATATCTCTTTTACGCTTAACTGTTCTGTTGTGTTTTCTTTTTAAATGATTCTTGTGATTTTTTGATTTCTTCATATAAATAAATAATATTTTATTATTATAATGGGAGCAGGTATTTTACCGACAACAATACACAATGGAAAACTATACTTTTTATTCGGTAAAGAAGGAAAATATGAGGATTCCGCGCCTGGTTTCTCTGATTTTGGAGGTGGAACAGATAATAACGAAACATTTTTGGAAACCGCTATAAGAGAAGCAGGTGAAGAATTTACAGGGTTTTTAGGTAATGACGCAGACATTCGAAAAATGTTGCGTAAGCATGGAACTTACACTATAGACCATAAGACAGATGGTCATTCAACATATCGTATGCATATTTTTCCATTTGAATATAACCATTGGTTACCCCATTACTACAACAATAATCAGCGTTTCCTACAAAAACGCTTACCTGCAAAAGTATTTAAAACCACCAAGATTTTTGAAAAAGCAGAAATAAAATGGGTTTGTGTGGATGAGTTACAAAAAATGCGTCCCCAATTTCGCTCTTATTTTCAAAATATAGTTGATATGATGCTTAATCAAAAAGAAAGCATAAAATCATTTATCAAAAAGGGGTTTAGACACCACGTAAAAAAGAGCACTAAAAAAAGGACACTAAAAAAAATACAACATGTAAGAAAAAATAATACACGTAAATATATATGAAGATAAGCCACACAATGGTCGTTATGTTTGTAGGAAGTTTCTTGATACAATATTTTTTAATGCCGCCAATTATGGTGAATAATCGTGCCGAAATAACAAATAATATAGGTAAGGCATACATGTCAGTAATAATGGCTTTATTTATGGTTTTATTAGAAGTCTTAATGCATGACCATCAATATCACGTTTTAAGTGTGAATCTATATGCAATTTTGATAGCCAGTTTAGGTTTATTTGTTTATTTATATAGAAAGCAAATTGCTATAAAGGATAAACAATATTTAGAAGGAATGATAGAGCATCATTCTATGGGTATTTTAACTAGTGAGGAAATTTTGAAAAAGACAGATAACTACGATGTTGCCAAATTAGCCAAAAATATTATTCAGACACAAAAAGACGAAATAGTAACAATGAAAACACTGTTAGGAAAATCAGCTTGATTTTACGCAGTGCCGTAAAATACTTTAGATTCATCCATTTCACAATGAACTTCCGGTAGTGCAGGCCATTCGGAATATGCAATTGCCTTACTAGTAGGTCTCTCTAATGCCAATAATTCTTTTAATGCCTTTATTCTTCTCTCTAAAGGGTTCATTTTTAAAGGTAATTTACGAGACAATTGTTTCCAACGCCATTCAAATTGAAGCGCTGCTTGCCAATCAGGGAACCCGGAAACATGCGCGGCCCTAGTCCAATGCTCTCCTTGCGATACTTTCATACCTGTAGCATGAGCGCCTCCTTTGATTTCTTTATTGTGTTGTCTTAAACGACGTTCTAAATCAACTGTGGCGCCTACATACGTATTTCCACTTGTTGAAACTAGTAAATAAACATACGACATGGTTTATTATATTTACAATAAATATATTAAATACTTTAATAGTTAAAATATAAATGTCCAAGGTAGCTTTTATAACAGGAATAAATGGTCAGGATGGTTCGTATTTGGCGGAATTATTATTAGAAAAAGATTATAAAGTATGGGGTATCATAAGGAGGTCGTCTAATATTGCGACCACCAGAATAGAGCATATATTTCATAAATTAATTTTAAGATATGGAGATTTAACGGACAGCTCAAATCTATTAAATATTTTAATGGAGATTAAAAACACCTATCCAACCATGGAAAGATTAGAGATTTACAATTTGGGAGCAATGAGTCATGTAAAAATTTCATTCGAGATGCCAGAATATACCGGAGATGTGGATGCAATGGGAACATTGCGTTTATTAGAGTCGATAAGGACGAGCGGTATTCCTCTAGAAAAAGTTAGGTTTTATCAAGCATCTACCTCTGAAATGTTTGGTAAGGTTGTTGAAGTACCACAAAGGGAAACAACACCATTTTATCCTAGGTCGCCTTATGGTGTAGCCAAACTCTATAGTCATTGGATTACTAAGAATTATCGTGAATCGTATAATATGTTTGCATGTTGCGGCATTCTTTTTAATCATGAAAGCCCTAGAAGAGGTCATAATTTCGTTACTCGAAAAATAACAATAGCACTTGGTAATATTCTAAAAGGAAAGCAAGACAAATTGGTATTGGGAAATATAAATTCATTAAGAGATTGGGGCCACGCAAAAGATTATGTAGAAGGTATGTGGCTTATGTTACAACAAGCTACTCCTGAAGATTATGTTCTCTCTACATGTGAATATCATAGTGTTAGAGAATTTGTAGAGAAGGCGTTTGCATTGAAAGGGTTTACTATTAAGTGGAAGGGGGAAGGTGTAGAAGAAATAGGTTATGATGCAAATAGTGGTAGAGAATTAATAAATATATCAGAAAAATATTTTAGACCTGCAGAAGTAGATGAATTGTTGGGTGATAGCACAAAGGCACGAAATGAACTAGGTTGGGTGCCAAAATGTAGTTTTGAAGAATTAGTAAGAGATATGGTGGAATGTGACTGTGAATAGTTATACATAAATAGATGATTCATGTATTTATGTATTATTTTCGAATATTTGGATAATTTTGTGTAAACCACGATATAGTGTCTTGTAGACCTTTTTCTATTTTGGTGAAACTAAAATCTGGATTATATTTACGAAATTTTTGATTGGACGCGGTTTTTTTATATTGTCCATCAGATTTGGTTGTATCAAATTCTAGAAATTGCTCATAATCGAATTCTCTCGCTATAATCCTAGCAACTTGTTCAATGGATATTTCGTCTGCTTCATCGGTGGCCAAAATAATAGGCTCAGTTTCATTGTATTCTTCTAGAACCCACATTATATTTTTGGCCAAATCTTCTGCATATATAAACTGTCTTAATGGTGTTCCAGTCCCAGAAACAATAAATTTTTCGTGCTTTTCTCTCGCCAAAAAACATTTATGAATGAGTGCAGGTATGACATGGGCATCATTTAAATTAAAATTATCGTGTGGCCCGTAAATATTGGTAGGAATAATACAAACAAACTTCTCTCCGTATTGTTTATTATAGGAATTACATAAGGTTTGTACGATCCTTTTCGAATACGCATACCCTTCATTGGAAGTATGAGGCGGACCATTGTGTAAGTCGTTTTCAGAAATAGGGTATGTAGTTTTATCAGGAAAAATACAGGTAGATAAACATGCGATTAATTTTTCGACTTTAACAAAATGAGCCGCTTTTACTACATTTAAATTTATAAGAATGTTTTCTTCTAACATTTGTACAGGGTTTTCCATATTTTTAAATAGTCCACCAACATTCGCGGCTAAATGAATGACATAATCTGGTTTATTTTCTATAAAATATGTCAATGTAGAGTCATAATTCAATAAATCACAATGCTTTCTCTCTACATAGATAAAATTGTATTTTTTTTCATAGTCTTTAGAAATAGTTTTTATGGCAGAACCAACTAACCCAGTGCCTCCTGTTATCAAAACATTTTTCATTATAGCAATATAGTCGACTTGCGTTTAACTTATTTGTAAATTACATAAATATAACTATATATAATATGTATTATGTCGTTAAAAACAATAAATTTAACTATTCCAGAAAATAAAAATTTATTACCAGAAATAACTAGCTTCACGCCAGAAGAGAATTATTTAATGTTAAAAATAGGAAGTAGTTGTTTGTTAGAAGGTCGAAAAGTGGTGGCTGGACTCACTCAAAAAGAGATTTATCAAAAAATAAGGGATGAATCAAAGGATGAAATCCAAAAATTGGAATTAGATGTACTAATGGAAAAGGAACTTATGAAAAAGATGGAAGAGAGAATGGCAAAAATGTATGAAGTGCAAATAGTTAAATTAGAAAAACAAAATGAAATGTTAAGTGGACAAATCAAAACATATGAAAATGAAAACAAAGATTTAATACAAAAGGAGGTTGAGAAAGTTAGAGAGAAATTTGATTTACTACTGGAGCAAAAAGACAAACAATTAGACAAGATGAATGAAAATTATGAAAAAATGCTAATACAATCCCATAAAAGCACATCACATAAAGGTTCTGATGGTGAAAAAACATTTTGTGAATATGCCCAAACGTTTATGGATTTTAAAGGTTTTGAAATAATTGATAAACATACTCAAGGTGGCGAAGGTGATTTTCATTTACATTTTGAAGATTTTGATGTATTAGCTGATGCAAAGAATTATAAAAAGAAGGTTCCTGTTGACCAAAGAGAAAAAATCAAAAAAGATTTACAGAAAAACGAACATTTGCATTTTGCTTGGCTGGTTTCACTCAATACATCCATTGAAAAATATGATAAGGCGCCAATAATGTATGAATGGATTAATACTACCCAATGTATAGTGTATATAAATAACCTCTCGAGTTTTGAAGACCCTAAAAAGATTTTAAGAATAGTTTGGTTTACCTGCAAAGAACTATACAAATTAATTGAAGATGTTAATTTTGATGAAAAAGAATTGACAGAATTGAGAGAAAAGAATTTTAAACTGATGGATAAAGTGAAAGGTATAAGAAAGACAATTAGAGAAATAAATACATCAATGAATGCGACCAGAAATTTAATTCAAGTAATGGACGATGAATTAAGAGGGATATTAGAAACAGAAACAACTGAAATTGTTACTTCAAATATTTCTCTCTTTGATGATTGGTGGATTAGAAATATTGAAACAATTGGGGGCGAAAGTGTAGTTTCATCAACTGATTTATGGAGTAGATTCAAACAAGAAAATAAAAACATCATAAATGAATTGGATATAACAGGTGATAAATTTAAACAATATATAAAGTCAAAGGTGCCGTTGTCGTGTATTGTCCTTAGAAATAAAAATATGAACTCCGCATTTGACATAAAAGGATTACGAATGAAAGAGTTTGAAAATAATGTTGTCGAAGAAAAGATAGAATTGGAACTAAATGAAGAGGTTCTAAAAAAGAAAAGGATTGTAAAGAAAAAAAACACATAAAGTATGAAATATCTGTAGAGACTTGATGTAATACAATATATTATAAAAAATTGAATAAATAATATAAATATAAAGTATGTTATATTTATAATGGAAAATAACAGTAAAATAATAAATCATATTAATCAGATGTTTCATAATATCGGTATAAAACAAGAAGAACGTTTTAATTTATTAATTGTATTGTTAGAAAACATCAAAAATGGAAAATCATCCGACAATAAATTCAATGAGTTACTTCAATTAATAAGCTCATTTGATTATACAAATGCGGATTTAATGCAAGAAATATTTATGATAATTGGAAGTAAATATACCAAATACAATTTGGACCAATTTTACACGCCAACAACAATTTCAAAATTTATAAATAATTTAATGATTGTAGGTGATGAATATAATGCAATAGATCCTGCAGGCGGAACAGGCGATTTATTACTACATTACAAAGGGAATAAGACAATTTGGGACATAGATGAAAACGCATTAAAATTATGTAAATTTAATTATGAGCTCAATAAGCAAAGTAACTATAATTTGCTATGTAAAAATTCGTTAGAAAGCTTTGAAGGTCATGAAGAATCATATTTCTATTCGGTTATGAACCCGCCTTTTGGTTCCAATACAATTATAACAGACGAGAAAATATTAGACAAATTTGAATTAGGAAAAGGTAAGAAGAAACAAGAAATAGGAATATTATTTATTGAATTGGGCTTAAAACTGTTGAAAAAAGATGGTATTTTATTTGTCATTGTTCCAGCTGGTTATGTTGGAAATAAAAACAAAACATGTAGTGAATTGAGAGATTTAATTCTTAAGAATAGGTTAATTGCATCATTATCGCTTCCTGAGAATACGTTTAAAAGAAGTGGAACAGGTGTAAATACATATTTATTAATTATACAAAAAAAAAAACTTGATGAACCGTATAATGTATTCATTTCGAATATAAATAATATTGGTTATAATTTATCAAAAAAAGAAACTCCAAATAAATATAAAATAGTTAAAGAAACAGGTTCTGTAATTATTGATAGTAATGGTAAGCCTATTTTGGATAACGATTTGGAAGATATTTACATTAAATTAGGTAGTTTCATTGCAGACAATAATATAACAAAATTACGCTCGTCAAACATTGATACAGATTATGAGTATATTGAAACAAATAAATTGAGTGCAAATATTCTTGATATAAAACGTTATCTACAATCATACTTAGAAGTTACCGAAGCATTAAAGATGAATGGTGCGACAACTGTGAATAAATTAGGCAAAATTATCAATGCAGCAACAAAAATTGAAAAAACGAAGCAATATAAATATATCGATATAAGCGAAATAAACTCACCGCTTTATAGTTATAAAGCATTATATGGGTGGGAATTGCCTTCAAGGGCAAAATATTCGGTAAAGAAGAATGATATTTTAATAAGCAAATTAGAAGGCACAATGTCATATTGCGTAATACTAGACGATAACGAAAATTATATTGCAACAAATGGAGTAACAGTAATCCGTCCAAATAATATAAATTCGCTTTATATATTGATGGCAAATATAATGAATAAAAATTTTATTTCACAACACACCGCTTATTTAACAGGAAGTATTATGGCGTCATTATCTGATTCTGATATAGAAGAATTCCTGATTAATGATAAAACGGTTGATATCGAGTCTACAAAAAAAATATTGGACACTTTGGAAACACTACAAAAGTTGAGAATGTAAATAAATATTTAGAAAAATTTCTAAATATGTATAATTTTTACTTTAGACTAGACATAATCATTTCACGATAAATATGGTTACTTTTAGCAAGACGTATAATTTGTTCGAGTCTTTGCTGTTCAGAGTACCCACCTTGTTCTCTATTACAAGAGCAGTGACCAATATAAACATTACCTTTTTTTGTTCCTATAACAGGGTCACGATGACAAAAGTTAATAGAATGTTCTTTAGAGCAATATACTTGATTTAATTCTGAAATGTCCATCAGTACTCCACACCAATTACACATGTGACTATTGGGAGTAATAGTCAATCCGAGTTCCTCTTTTATTTTATCAGGACATTCTGGAGCATTTACGCAATTGAATATTTGCGTAAGTAATTCCTTTTTAATCTCATTTTGTTCACTAGGTAAAGCAAAATCTTCCATACGAATTCCTAAAGGAGCAGGAAAGCTTGGTGATTCTTCAAATTCTTTACGTGTAAATGATGACGGAATTGGAGGAGCATGTCTTGTATTTCTATTGCATATAGGGTCTCCAACTCTCTCTAGTTTACTTGGGTTGGGATTTTTATTATAATTGTCATAACCTTCCATAGTAATACAGAAATTATTCCCCTTTGCTTTATGTGCATCTTGATCCGCCTTTTTAAGAACATCTGCAAAATTTTTATTATCTTTAAATTCTTTTGTTAATTTTGCAATACTAATTGGTTTAATCTTAAATTCTTCGAGATGTATTTTCCCATTTGGATAGACTGGGGTATAAACAAAAGCTGTATCAGATTCAAGATGCTTAAAATTTGTTTTAATTAAATCATTAGATAAAGTGAAATTTCTAGATTTATTAAATGCTCTTATTGTTGTTTCTGTTTCGTTTTGGTTTATTATCTCGCAAGGTGTACCTTCACATAACCAATCCTTTTTAGTGTTATTTATGATTGGAATTGTTTTTATAGGAGTTATAAATTCTTTAGCATTGGGTTCTGACTTTTCGGCATCATCTATTTTATTAAGAACTGTTTTTGTGTTACTAGACTTTTTTGCTTTATCACTCATGGTATATAAATATATTGAATTATAATTGTAGGTATGTATTAATTTTATATCAATTTTTTTATCACACGATTTATGCTTTTATATTTAGGAAACGCAACTTCGTTGCTAAGGGCGGAGCCCTGTTTCCTAAATATAGTACGACCCAACGACGCCTATCGGCGTCTAAATGACACACATTGAGCGCAGATTTTAAAATTCACACTACTTTTTTGGATGATAAGTTTGGATGTAGTGCTTGTCATTAAAAATATATACAAATTAAGAGCATTTTGGGTTATATTTTATTTTCAAATTACGACAAAATTGTTAGCTATAGTGTTTCGAACCGTAAAAATATCGTTTGTCACGATAATATGATGCAGACATGCGAATATAATGATGATGACCTTACTGTAACCCTAGCGCGACACTGTATCGTCACAAATTTTGGAGAGAATTCTGTTGGCATCGAGACCATAAATGGTAAGGAGACCGAAACTATATACGACCAATCTGAACGAGACCATAATA